ATGCGTGAGTTCAAAGGTGGAACCCTTCACTCAGGTAAGAAGGGACCAGTAGTTAAGTCCCGTAAGCAGGCTATCGCTATCGCTCTATCCGAAGCGGGTAAAGCCAAGAAGAAAGGCAAAAAGTAATGGGATCACCAGTTCCAGGAAGTAATAAAAAAGTTAACCCTTTAACTCCACCCAGTAAAGTCTCACCTAGAAAAAGACGCCAAGTGGTAGTACAACCTGGCGGAGCAGGCGCATATTCTGTCGATGACGAGATTGTGCGTACGATGCCAATTACCGTTTCTCAATTAAATCAAATTAAGAAAGCGTACAGAATCAAGTAATGTCATCGGGCAAATACAAACGCCACGATGGTTTCAATTCGGTGAGAATCAAAGACGGAATGGTTGTTCGCCTGAACAAGAATGGAACTGTCAGAGCAGTTCTAGGAAAGTACGGAGAATATGGCAAGCAAGAAGGATCCAAGACTCGCTAGAGCTGGTGTCTCTGGCTTCAATAAGCCAAAGCGTACACCTAGCCATCCAACTAAATCACACGTTGTCGTAGCCAAAGAGGGTAGTGAAGTTAAGACTATCCGCTTTGGTCAACAAGGTGTTACTGGTGATAGGCAACCGACTAAACGTCAAGCATCATTCAAGGCTCGTCACGCTAAGAACATTGCCAAAGGCAAGATGTCTGCAGCGTACTGGAGCGATAAAACCAAATGGTGACAGTACAACAAAGAGCAGACGGACGCTGGACAAAACCTTGTTCAGAGTGCGGAGAAATGCAAGACTATCTAAGAAAGACTTATGCAGAACAATCTCTTAGAGAAAACAAAACTTGCAAGAAATGCTCTAATAGAAAAACTGAAAATAACCATCGGGGTATGTATAACCTGATAAGACTTTCTTGGTTTGAAAAGTCAAAGAAAAGTGCAGAACTAAGAGGCTTAGTATTTGATTTGTCCATAGAAGACATCTGGTTTTTATATACAGCGCAAGAAGGAAGATGTGCTCTATCTGGTATGTCAATAGGATGGGCTGAAGTTGGAGCAATTCATTCAGCATCTATTGACCGTATAGATAGTTCTATGGGTTACATCAAAGATAACGTTCAGTTATTACACAAAGATGTAAACTTTATGAAACAACAATTCAGCCAAGAATACTTTATTGAAGTATGCAAGGCGATAGCAGATAAGGTGAAGTGGTGAAAAAGGTAGCATTTTGGGACAAAAAGTCACCTAACAAAACATCAAAGAAATTAACGCCTGCACAGAAGACCGCTGCTAAGAAGCGTGCTAAGGCTGCAGGTCGTCCATATCCAAACTTAGTGGATAACGCAGCAGTAGCGAAAAAGAAAAAGTAAGGAGTAGATAGTGGCACTAGGAGTGTACGGAACGACTCTCAACGATGAGTTGAATCGTCTGGCAAATGGTGGAACCTACCGCACAATGGGTAATATGGTTGATATGGCACTTGCTGCACAGCAGTGGGCTACCCAAAAAAGTGTCACTACTACCGTCACAGATACAGTAGGAGTGTTGAATCAAATTGCTGGCAATACTGATAAGAGTAAGTGGCTTGATTTTAATGGTGTATGTAACCAGCTCGCTTCTACTTCTGGACTGGCTGCAGCGGAAGCTCTCAGAGGAATCTCTGCCTGATGAGTGCGAAATATAATCTGGTCTGCGACCAAGCGACAACATTCAATTTCCAGTTCCAAATCAAGAACGACTCTACGCCTTGGAACTTGGCTGGCTATACGGCGACGATGACTGTTCGCCCATTCGTTGGTGCAAGCACAACGACAGTTGTAGCCACAACTCAGAACGGACGCATTACTCTAGATACCGCTAATGGTCGAGTAACCGTGACTTTAGATGCAACCACTACTGGTGATATTAGTGCTGGTAGATACTCTTACGATTTAGTTTTAGACTCAGGTGCAAGCGTAACACGCATACTTGAAGGTAAGTTCATAGTGACAGGAGCGGTGACAAATCCGTGACAACGTATGTAATCATTGAATCCATTACCCCGCAAGTAGCGGTTGAGTTCTCACAGAATCAAGGTCCACAAGGTGGACAAGGACCCACAGGTCCCACTGGTCCAATCGGATTAACTGGACCTACTGGTCCAACAGGCGCAACAGGCGCCACTGGTGATACTGGTGCCACTGGTGCAACAGGTCCAGTGGGTGCAACAGGTGCAGTCGGTGTTCAAGGACCAACAGGAGCCACAGGCCCAGTAGGTGCTACTGGCGCTACTGGCCCGACAGGAACTACAGGAGACACTGGTCCTACGGGAGCAACTGGCGCAGTTGGTGCTACAGGAGCCACAGGTCCGACAGGACCGATTGGCGTTACTGGTCCAACTGGTGTGACAGGTGCTACTGGAGCAACTGGTGATATAGGTCTTACAGGGGCTACAGGCCCTATTGGAGCCACTGGTCCTACTGGTCCCACAGGACCGCAGGGTTCGGTCGGTGTAACGGGCGATACAGGCCCTACAGGGGCAACTGGAGCGACAGGTCCCGTCGGCGCTACAGGCGCAACAGGGCCAACGGGTGCTACAGGACCGACAGGTCCTCAAGGACAGTCTTCAAGCTACTACGATTACAAGGCTAAGACCACTGCAACAAGTGGCGACCCTGGTAGCAATTACATTCTTTGGAATAACGCAACACAGACATCTGCTACCCAACTCAATATCAGCCATATTACAAACTCCAATGTTGATATAGATATCTTCTTGGCTCTTGTCCAAATCAATGACATTATCTTTGTTCAAGATCAATCCAACTCCAATGATTATCAGAAGTGGGTTGTCTCTGGTACACCAATTCTAAATAATACATACGCTGAAATACCAGTAACACTAAGTGCATCTGGTGGCGTAGGTACTACAGGATTTTCAAATAACCAAGCAATCATTGTCGCAGTAGCAAGCCTTGGTCCTACTGGACCAACGGGACCTACAGGTGCTACAGGATCTGTTGGCCCAACTGGTGCAACTGGTCCTACTGGACCAGAAGGCGCTACTGGACCCGTTGGTGCCACAGGTCCTACAGGACCTGCTGGAGCAGCAGGTGCAACAGGACCTGAAGGTGCAACGGGACCAACGGGTGCAACGGGACCTCAAGGATTACCAGGTGATATTGGTGCCACAGGTGCCACTGGTCCTGCTGGTGCTACGGGACCAACTGGACCGCAAGGTACTGCAGGCGCTGTAGGCGCTACAGGACCGACTGGACCTACAGGTCCTGCTGGAGCAACAGGACCGACTGGTGTTACAGGACCCGTTGGAGCAACTGGAGTAACTGGTGCTACCGGTCCCGCTGGTTCACCAACATTAAGTATTAACGCACAGACAACCAGCTATACACTCGTTCTTGCTGATGCAGGTAAGTTAGTTGAGATGGGTGTTGGTTCTGCTAACAACCTTACAGTTCCACTTAACTCATCTGTTGCGTTCGCAACTGGAACACAGATAGTAATTCTTCAAACTGGTGCTGGTCAGACGACCATCAACCCAACAGGTGGTGTAACAATCAACGGCACACCAGGATTAAAACTCCGCGCTCAATGGTCAGCTTGTACCCTCATTAAGCGTGGTACAGATACTTGGACAGCGGTAGGAGATCTCTCGGCGTGATAGTTACAGGCGCAGTTGCATCTGCTAATAAAGTTCCCCAAGCAACAGGCGGAACTATTGTTACAAGCGGTGGATATAAGTATCACACCTTTACAGGTAGTGGAACTTTTGCGTGGACTAAAGGTATTCGCAACGTTGAATGTTTCTACATAGCAGGTGGCGGTGCTGGTGGTACTGGTGGTCTTCTTTCTAGCCAAAGTGGTTCGTATGGTGGTGGCGGCGGTGGTGCTGGTGGTGTAGTAAGCAATAGCGCATCTATGTCTTTAGGTAATGTAAATAATACAACCGTGACAATCGGCGGTGGTGGTACTGGCAATACTTTTGACCCTGCAACAGGATACGGTAATTATGGCAATAATGGTTCAAGTAGTAATGTAAGTGGGTCTGCTTTTCCTGTTTTAAGTTCTGCAGTAGGTGGTGGTGGCGGTGCTGCTGTTAATATCGCAACTGCTGTTCAATCAAATGTAGGCAACACAGGCGGTTCTGGTGGTGGTTCAGTTAGAGGCCTTACTTCAGCAGGTGCGGTAACGGCTGCTGGTGCTGGAACTTCAGGACAAGGTAATAATGGCGGTGGTGGTAATACAGCCAATCCAACTTTTCGTGGTGCTGGTGGTGGTGGCGGTGCAGGAGCGGCGGCGGCATCATTTAATTTTATTGACGGTAGCGGCAATACTGTTTATGCAACAAATGGTGGTGCGGGAACGAGCACTTATTCTGCGTGGGCATCCGCAACTGGTACTGGTGTAAGCGGTGTTTATGCTGGTGGCGGTGGGGCGGCTGGAACAAATAGAAATGTTGCGACCGACATTGTTCTTGGCGCTGCTGGTTCGGGCGGTGCAACAGCAGGTGTTTCGGGCGCAGGCAGTAGCAATGCAACAGCCAATACGGGTTCAGGTTCAGGTGGTACTTCATATAAACAATTTACTCCTGCTGCAAACCCTGGCACAGCAGGTAATGGCGGTTCAGGTATAGCAATCTTTCGTTATACAGTTTAGGAATTCAGATGGCACATTGGGCGCAGATAGATGAAAATAACAAAGTCTTACAAGTTCTCGTTACAAGCAATGATGAACCCGATGAGGGCTATCAATGGCTCGTAGATAATGTTGGCGGTACTTGGCTTAAGACTTCATATAACACTATTGCAGGAGTTCACACTTTAGGTGGCACGCCATTTCGCAAGAACTATGCAGGTATCGGATACACTTACGACGAACAACGGGATGCTTTTATAGCACCCAAACCACAACCATTTACTCATCCTGAAACAGGTAAGTCTTATGAGTATGTTCTCAATGAAGAAACCTGTTGTTGGGATGGAATAGAAAGCGAAACACTGTAATGTCTGATTACCCTTGCAAGATGTGTAGCAATACAATGATGATTATGGGTTACTGCAATGAACACTGGCAAGAAGTAAAGGCAACTTGGACACCCGATAAAATGGGAACACCCTAATAGGATGAAGTTTAACGATTACTTTCCGACAGCTTTTGTCATCAACCTTGACAGTCGGACTGATCGTATGGAGCAGTTCCACAGGCAAGCCATTACCTTTGATATCCAGTATGAGAGACTGCCTGCAGTAAAGTTAGACAATCCCATAGCTGGATGTAAAGCCAGCCACTTGCTGGCCTTGACTAAGACTGATGCTGATGTGGTCTTTGTCTTTGAAGATGATGCTTCTTTTGTCAAGGGTTTCTATAGCCAACTACAAATCGCTATGGAGAATCTACCTGAAGACTGGGATATGGTCTACCTCGGAGCCAACTTGGTAGATACTCAGAAGGTCAATGACTACTGGCATAAGTCCAAGAGGTGCTGCTCGACCCACGCTTATGCTGTCAAGAAGGAAGCAATCCCGAAGTTAATCGAGTCTGCCAATAACTACGACGGTCATATCGATATGGCCTATAGTTTGGTTCACCCGCAGTTGAATGTATACCTAGCCAGACCAACCTTGGTCTATCAGGCAGCAGGCCACAGCGACATACAGGGTGAGTCTGTGGACTATCTACACTTGTATTTCTGATAATCTTGTGCTATGAGATTTCACGTCGTAGCACTACCACATACCCAAGTAACTAAAGATTTCGCAGGATGCGCTTATACCGAAAAGGTTAGACGCTTCTGCAATATGATGAAGGGATTAGGCCATACGGTCTATCTCTATGCCGGTGAAGAGAACGAGGCTCAGGTAGATGAGCTGATTCCTTGTATCACCGAGACCCAGCGCAGAATCGTAGTAGGCAAGAGACCTTATGTAGAGGCTCCGTTTGATCCGAAGTTGCCACACTGGGAGAAGTTCAACAAGAAGGCTGCTGCGGAGATTCGCAAGCGAGCAGAGCAAAAAGATTTCGTCTGTCTTATCGGTGGCGGTAGCCACCAACCAATAGCAATGGCTCTGCCAGAGTTTATGTCCGTTGAGTTCGGAGTGGGTTACTCTGGAGTATTTGCTAACTATAAAGTTTTTGAGTCCTACGCTTGGATGCACTCAGTGTATGCACAGCATCAAGATGCTGCCAGAGTAGATGGAAGTTTCTTTGATGCGGTAATCCCAGGATACCTAGAACCAGAGATGTTCCCGCTGGGTGAAGGTAAAGGCGATTACTACCTATACATCGGACGAATGGTGCAACGCAAAGGCGTTGACATTGCAGCTCACGTCTGCAAGACCATCGGTGCCAAGTTAATCCTTGCAGGTCCTGGAAATCATAGACCTTCCTACGGAGAATACATCGGTCCTGTTGGACCAGAGAAGCGTGCTGAACTAATGGGCAACGCTATCGCTACATTCGTTCCAACGCTTTACATAGAACCTTTTGGCAATGTGAACATCGAATCACAAGCCTGTGGAACTCCAGTTATCACCACAGACTGGGGTGCATTTACTGAGACTGTGGTGCAAGGTGTCACAGGATACCGTTGCAGGAACGTAGAAGAGTTTATCTTGGCTACACAGAATGTGAAGAACCTAGATAGGCAAGCCATCAGAGATAGAGCAGTATCGCTCTACTCGGTGGATGTGATTGCAAAACAATATGAATACTATTTCCAGAGACTACTGACTCTCTGGGGAGACGGCTGGTATACGGAAGGAAATAATGCCAACACTAGCGGAGATGACAGACGAGATAAGGACTAACCTTGCTGGTTACACCCTTCGTCAAGATCGCATAACCTACATAACAAACCCTGGCGGTATCAGCAATACCGCTACTTCTATAACCATCGGCTCACAATCCAACCTTGCTAAAGGTGTCATCGAAATCGATGATGAACTTATCTGGATTGATACGTTTGATAAAGCCACTAACAATCTAACTGTAGCACCAGGATTCGGTAGAGGGTTCCAAGGAACCACTGCTGCTCCACACGCTCAGTATGCACAGGTGACACTGGCTCCGACGTTTCCACGTGTGTCAATCAAGAAGGCAATCAACGACACTATCAACAGTTACTACCCGAAACTTTGGTCAGTAAGTTATACAACCTTCACATTCAACGCTTCACAGACTACCTACGCCCTGCCAGATGATGCCGAGCAGATTCTATTTATGTCGTGGCAGACCACTGGCTCAAGCCAAGAGTGGTTACCTATCAACCGTTGGCGTATGGACCCAATGGCTAATGCCGCTACATTCAATACTAATAACACGGTGAGCATCTATGAGAACATACAACCTGGTCGTACGGTTCAAGT